CTAGTAAACTTCTTTTTACCAGCATCAGCTAGAACTTTTTGAAGGTCTCTATCATTATATAGAATATCAAGCTGTTCTGCAAAATCTTCTGGAGTAACAATTTTTCCTGTAGTAAGTGTTTCTTCATAAACGAACTCATATGATGTAGGGATTAATAAGCCACAATCTTCAAATAACTCTTTACAAGCTGAATGGTCTGGAACAATCTGAGGTACTCCACAAGCAGCATTCTCTGTTGCTGTAAGACCCCAACCTTCTCCCATTCCTGTGTTTACTCCAACATCTGCAGCATTGTAAATTATATTCAACACTTCTTCGGGAACTCTCTGCTCCCTAATAGTATTTCCAGTAGTAATTAATTTTTCGTCTATACCATATCTTACTGCTAGTTTAGTTATATTCCATCCAGCATCTTTTAGTCCTGCGTGATGGTAATAATAAACATTATCTTTACCTTCTGCGAATAAACTAAATCCTTTTATAGCGATGTCTATTCTTTTTCTTGGCTGGTTTCTATTTGCATTCAGTACAATAAAGGAATCTTCAGTTAAAGCTTTATTGTCTGAAAACAATTTATTCTTTGCTTCTTGTTTATTCAGACTATAGAATACGCCTGGGTCAGTTCCGTGAGGAATAATAGAGATTGGTCCCAATGCTGGTGATGCCAGCTTAGTAACTCTTTCTCCAAACTTAGTATATACTACAGTGTGTGTAACAATATCAAAGTGTTCAAACCAACTTTTGTCAAAATCTTCTGCGTCTACAGGGTAATAAACAACTACTGGCGGAATTTTTTTCCAAGTATTTTTAATCTTATCTAAGTACATATTTACTAGCCATATGTCATTTAGAATAAAAACTAAATCTGGATTCAAGTCCTGTAATTGTTCAAGCCTTCCTAGTCCATATACATCCCCACCAAGTACTGCTGGATAAATCTTATGAGAAAACTCATGTGGGTCTCCACTATAGTTTATCCCTAAGTGATGTACATCCCAATCTTCTGGAAGATATTTTATGATGTTATGGATTACTCTAGCAAATCCTGTTGGTACTACTCCGTCTCCTATAAATAAAATCTTCATTCCTTTCCTTCTCCTTTTGTTAGGGTTATTTATTTCCCATTATCCTATCAAACTCGTTGTGCATAAACCCTGGCATACTTGCCTTTACTGACTTAGCAAGTCTCTTAGTTGGGGGCTTTATTAGTGAGAGTAGTTCTGTCCAGTCTCTTACAATAGACTCTTCATGCATCTTCCCTCCCTGTATATTGGAGTATGCAATCTCTGCATCTTTCCAAGACCCAACATTCCAGGCATTGCTTTCTAATGAACCACCTTTTATAATGATTGAAGCCATGAGAACTATAACTCTCTCGTCTTTCTGCTCAATCACAGGAGGTTCAGTCATACTAAAGAAACCAGTATTTCTATATACTTGGTTCTCAATATCTAGGAGATACTTTGATTTCCACCAACGCTGAAGAACTTTAATTGAACCTGCTAATGAGGTCCTCAACCATTCTTCTGCATATCTGTAGGTGGCACTATCAGTATCACCAAGTTGTAATCTTAGATCACTTATTAGGTGATCAAAATTTGTTTTAGTCAGTATTGCCATCAGGCACTTCTCCAGCCTGAATCTCGCTTAGACGTAATCTAATTTCGTCAAGAGTTTTTTCAGGACGTTCAAGTTCTTCTGCTTTGGATAAAATCCTAAAAATAAATGCTTCTGAATTTGCTTCTTTCAAAGTACTTTGTAGTTTGAAGAATTTATATTTTGCAATCTCTTCAATATCTGCTTCAGTATAATCACTATACTGTTTAACTTCTGGAGCATCTTCGGGAACATCCTGCGTCTCCCATACAATCATGTTTCCTTTTTCAAAATGAAGTGCATTCATTCTCTTAAGGAATACGTCCTGTTTTTCATTCCACACATAAAAGAAACATCCTGCATCATTACTCTTAGGATTTCCTTCTAAGTGAATTCCAACTGGCTCATCACTGAATGGGTCTAATGCACGCAGAAATACCTTACCCAAAATGACCTTTTTATAGGTCTTGTAAGGTGCCTCCGTTTGCATAGCAGAATAGATATCTGTATTTTTATTCATATTAAACCTCTCCTTTTATTTAGTTTTAGAAATAATGGGGGAAGGGGTTTAGGCTTCCCCCCTATTATTTTTTTCAAAGTGAATTAAGTTAATCCACCAATAACGTAAATACCTTGTGCTTTGTCGATAATAAATCCAAAGCGCTGGTACACTTCGATAAATCCTTGTGGCGGAGTTGGATTCATGTCTGTCCAGTTCTTCCACTTTGGCTCTCCGTAGGTAATAAACTCACCAACGTTTTCGCCAATAACCAAAACTTTATCTGTAGGAAGCATAGTATTATAGTCTTCTGGATTATCCCAAACCTGTTCGAGAGCGATAATCTGAGCACCATAATATTTACCCAAGAAGCCATCTGCCACAACTTTCTCAAGCTGGGACGGAACGCCTTCAACTCTTGGGGTTCCTTCACCATCATTCCAGAATGCACCAAATTTGGTGATCGGAGTAAGTAATGCTCTTGGTCCAACAACAGCTTTTACTTTGCCAACAGTGTTATTGATCTGATCAATAGCTGTTTCCAAAGCACTTGCTGTAATGGCTCCACTAACATCAACAAAGTTAGATGGTGTATTGCTTGCTGTCCATACACTTGTGAGAGCTGTAAAGACTTTGTTCATATAGAAGTCACGAAGTTTCAGAACCATTTCGCTACGAATATCATTAATGGTTCCAATGTCACCATTCTCAATATCCCATTCGTTATAGGTAACTTTCACATCGGCACCGTCAAGAACGTAGTTCATACGTTCAGACACAGTGACTTCGCTTGCTAAATGAACAGAACCAGGAACTAAAGTGCGAACCTCAATGCCTTTACGCATTTTCTTTACAAGAGCATCGCCTTCTTTTAGTGACCTGGAATTCAGTAACATACCCACAAAGTCAATTGTGATATGTCCAGGCTTTACATATTCAACGATGAATTCTGCAAGAGCCTCTCTGTCACCACTTTTAAGAATTGAAGCAACAGCCTTGTTTAGTTCTTTGTTTTCCATATTATATTCCTCCTGAATATTTAATAATTATCCGACTTAGTAATCAAGTCTAAAGGTAAGCTCTTGTGCAGTAGCATCGTACTGAACAACATTACCGATTCCACCTGAAGCAACATACTCAACTAGACCTGCTTCTGCAGCAGTATCTGAGGTTGTATCCATAGCACCAACTCTTGCACCTACGACCAAGCTTGCGCTTGCTACGTATTGTCCAGAGTAAAGTGTGAACACACCACCAGCGAAAGCGAGTGCCAAACTTCCAGAAGGAATTGTCTGACCTCTCATATTTCCAGGGTGTGATAGGAAAACTTGAGCATTGAATGGTACATTTGCAGCTTGGTCCCAGCCTTCTCTTAATGCGAAATCAAAAGAAGGATATGGGTTATAGATTGGTGTTGAAGAATTGTCTACTGCAAAAGCAACAAGGTATTTAGCAATGCCAGCTTCTGTAGAGTCGTCTGGTGTTTTCACTCCAGGTAAATCTTCTCTGCTACCAAAGTCATATGATTCTGAAGCATCTGTTGGTACCATAAGCACCAAACGACCTTCCGCAATTTCCTCAGTAGTCACAACACCAATGATGTCGTTGTATTTTCTAATTTCCATTATATATCCTCCAGTTATTAACTAGTTTTCTTTTCTGTATCCCTTGCTAAATCAGCAAGTTCACTTGGACTCAGTTCAGAAAATTCTTTCCCATCATTAAAGTTGGGTAGTTCTTCTTTCTCCGAGGCTTCTTCTGTATCTCTTTTAACGCTGGCTTCTTTCACGAAAGCAATAGCTTCCTGAATGAAGAACTCCAAAGATGCTTCATCCATCCCCAAAAGGACTTCTGCTTTATCTTCAAAATACTCTTCATCTTTTTCTAAACCAGCTTCTGCGAATTTAGCTTTAATTGACGCAAGTTTCTCAACTCTCTCTTGGGCAGCAACAATCTCGCCTTTGAACTGTTTCAGTTCTTCAAGCTCTGCTGTAGCTGTTTCAAGATTGCCGATTGCCTCTTTCAAAGAAGCTTCTAATTCGTCTTTCATTTTAACCAAATCCAAATTAATGTCTGTGGCATCCATGAGTTTATCCTGTAGTTCTTTAATTTTCTCTTCCAATTTTGTAACCTCCTCTTCTTTTGATGCTAAGGCAACAACGCCTAATCTACCTTCATAAGCAGGAACGCCTACTAGAGTAGTTGCATTTAAAGAAGTTCCTATAAGATTTCTAGTTCCATCTTCTTGTATGACTTCACCTGCATAAGAAATTTCCCATGACAAGTCAAGTGGTTCACCGTTATCGTATCGGCTTTTTATATATTCGATATCTCTTGGTCGCTCATGTTTCCATAGAGCGGCTAATCCAACTATCTGATTCTTAACCTTTTTTAAATGCGTGATAACACCAATCGGGTAGGACTCATCATGTCCGTCCTCGATTTGGTCGAATGCCATTTTAATTGGCATATTGATTCCAGTTCTGATAAGGTTCTCAAATTCTTCTTCTGGTATCCTATCTTTATTTGCATTTACTGAATCGTCTGTTAGAATAAACTTCGCCCAAGCAATATCTGGATTCAAGGTGATAGAAGCAAAAGCCTTATCATCCTTTAAATCCCCATCTTCTAACATTAATTTTACCATACTAATAGGAAAATTGACTAATTTAGCCATAATTATTCACTATCCTCCTCTTTTTCTGTATCTTTTTCCTTATTTTCATCATTATCTTCGTTCATTTTATCTGGACTAGCTGAAAAAGGAACAGGTCCAAACTCTTCCAAACCTAATTTGTCTAGTAAATCATTCTCTTCTGATCTCTTTTCTAGCTCTTCAAAGATATTAAATCCAAGAACTTTAGCGAATGATTCTCTTGAAAGGTTTCCTGCATTATATAAACCTTCAATAGCTGTTGCGTAATCAGCAAAGTCGTTTAAGTTGATATCATTAAACCTAATAGCGCTAGGAGTTCCAGTTAATTTATTCTGGTCTACTATTTCATCTACAATATATTCTACTAAAGGAAGTAAAACTCTTTGTAGCTTCATCATAGTTTTGTATGGAGACATCATAGCATACTTGGGCTGTGATGTTCCAGTCTTAGCTGTCTCGCCTGTTACTAAAATTCTAGGAAATCCTAAAGCATATAAGATATCTTCATTGATTTCTGCATACTTATCGTTATTTAATAGAGCCTCTAGATTAGGGAAAATCCATTCGAGATTAACTGTATGGTTAGTAAATAACTGGAAGATTCTTTCGATCTCAGTTCCACCAGTATTTCTCTGTCTCATCTGAGCTTCTATATTATCAAATGCGTCTGGCTCATCCTCAGTGATTGGGAATTCATCACTCCCTAATTTCACCTGAAGAATAGCAGCAATAGCTCTAGATGCAATTGCATAATCCATCCTTCTAATATTTCTCTTGTGCCTCATCGGCTCAAGTGCTGAATACAAGAAAGGAATTGGATAATCCGAATTTGATAAGGTTTTAGTCTGAAGAATGTGATCATTCTCTAATTTGAATTCTCTCTTTCCAGCTTTTACTGCGGCAACCATTGTAGGATATTTTCTTTTTAATTGCTCATACGCTTCTTTATCTACAGTATTATCTGGATATACTCCTTCACTCAAAATAAAGAATACATATTTATCAGGTATCTTCAAGAAATAAGAAGGAGTTGTTTGCATAAATCCCCTCTTAACCTTTACTTGATCTGGATTTCTAATATACAAAGTGTCAGGAAGTAATAAAGAACTTCGTCTTTTTATTCCTAACTTCTTTACTTGTCTATCTGTAATTGTAGTAAACTTAATCTCTGGGATTACTAGCCCAGAAATAAGATACTCAAGTGCAGCTTCTTCAATAAAGCCTTGTATTTTTTCTAGAATATCTCCCTGAAAAATCTTATACTCATTATCTGATAACGTGCCTTGATCTACTTTAATTTTAGTAATACCAATATCAATAAGCTTATCTATCGTAGTTGATGCAAGAGAATCGTGCTTGTAGAAAAATCTACAATCATTTAGTATCTTTTTATAGTCCTCTGAATCATACGAGTCTAACTTATCAAAGTCTTTTTCAGACCAAGGATTAGTTGGTGCTTTGTTTTGATTCCAATAGTTTCCTAAAAAATTAGTAGCTAATGCAATTCTATTCTCTTTAATTTCTTTTTCTTCTGACATTATCTACTCCATCGTGCCCCTAATAATCTTCTATTTTGCCTTCTCCCAAATATCATTTCTTCCTCCAAATGATATGCAAGAATTCCACAAAGAAGAGCAGCAGTAAAGTGATCTTCTCCTTTCTTTCCTCCACGTTCTGTTAGTGTTCTGTATGAGATATCTCCAGTAACAGGGTTTTGTTTATAGGTCATTCTCTCTAGTTCCGTGATAGTATCAGGGTCTGTAGTAGAATAAACTAATTTTCCTTTGTCTGAATAATCTTGTAGCACTGAAACAGAAAATGGTTTCGTTCTTGATGTTATCTCACTACCGTCTTTATCTTCACCAATGATTACGTTTGAAGCGAAGTTGATGGGAGTAAGCCTGTCTTCATATCGTTTTCTACGATACTCTTCTGAATTTATAAGCCTTTGAGTTACTCCTAATCCAGAGTGTCCCTCATCTACTCCTATAATCTCTGGAGAATATCGTGTGTCAAGATAGTCTATAAGTTGTTCCTGTAAATCGTAAGGTACTTTCTTTAGCCTAATCTTGGCATGAAATCTAATTCTATCCTTGTTATCTATATACATAATAAAGATAGCGGTTGGTTCTGTGTATCCTAAGTCTGCTCCTAAAATAACTCCATTGTTTTTAGGAACCCTCGGAAGTAGAGATAGTTTCTCTATATAGGCTCCTATTCCCTCTGGCATTCTTATTCCGTCTATATCTATTTTATAGATATTATCTGATTCGATTGTCATGTTTCTTCTATCGAAAACAGAGAATACAGGAGAGCCATGCTTTCCATAAACAAAGTGTGCAAAGTCTTCTGTATCTTTTCCACCAAACTGTTCTATCGCAGACTTTTCTTGTACTGGTCCAAACCTTGGATTCTCATAGGCAGAAATTCTATGCCTCTGGAAATTCTCATTCTCTTGATCTGCGTGCCAGCAAACGTTTCTTTCACGCAATCCTGTTGGTACTCCTGACACCATCATTCGATGTCCGTTCTGCCAGTTATTTAAAGTGGGCAGTAGTTCAAGGTAAGTACCCCAGGGATAATAACCAGTTTCATCAAGAAGAATAAAAGGTGTATGCAAACCAATAACATTCGTACCGTCTCCACTTTGTCCAGCGATACGACAAATTAGAGTTGCCCCATTCAAAAGAGTTGCGGTATTGGTAGAACTATTTATCCCCTTCTTTACTTGAATAAAATGTTTCAGCAAAGAATTAGTTCTCAGTAGTCTAGTTAATCTTTTCCAAACAGGCTCTAAGTGAACTTTGTTTGGGACTGTATAAACAATATAGTTCTGTGGAAATAAGTTGTATACTAGTATCCAAAGAATTAGATTTGTCAGTCCTTCAGTTTTACCTACAGAACGTCCTGCCCTAATTGAAACGTGTGTAGAGTAGTCGCATAAAAAGCGTTTCTGATAATAGTCAAACTCAAATTCGTTCTCATCGTTTAGACCATCTAGGTTTTGAATGAACTCTCCAAAGAAAACGGGATGTCTTAATATCTCGTAGAGAGCCATTTCATCGTTACTTAATTTTTCTCTTATTGCCATATTATGTAAGTAGGTCTTCTATATTTTTATTTTTGCTTGCAACTAAGTCTTTGCTGGTAACTGTGAAGGTATGATTACAAACTTTAGTTACTTCGTCTGTCTCATCATCAACGAAAGTTCTTCCACATGTGAGAGACACTTTGTTTTTCTCATCTGGAAATAAGAACCATCCAGTAAATAGAAGCTGTCTACATTTTGGGCAGAAGACATAGTTCATCTTCTTCTCATAATATTCTTTGGCTTTTGCCTTTAGAGTCTCAACGTAATTAAGAACTGTAAGGTCCTTCTCAGACTCTCTTCCTTTCCTGATAATTCTAAGATCACTTTGTATTTTAGAAACATCTGATCTAAATTTTGAAATAATAAACGTAAGCTTTCTTAAGTCTTCAATATCGTCTTCGTCTAGTATTTCTTTTCCACGCATTCTTCTTGAATGCTCTTCTAAATCTTCCAGCGACAAAAGACCCTCAATTAACGAGTTCAGCATTTGCTTATCGTTATACTTTAGGTCTCCAATTTCATAGTCTTTTTCAAATTCTCTAAGCTTAGCATCGAATTTTTTTAAGTACTCTTCTTTATTCTTTTGTTTTTCTTTTGATTCGGATTGCATCTGAGCAAAGGCTTCTTCAAATTCTTTGTCAGACATATCTTTAAATTGAATTAAGTTACGCAAAGATTTTTTTTCCATATACCTTTCCTTATATACTACACGTACTCCATCCGCACAATAGGCAGGTGACGCACCTTCCTTGGGACCTTAGACTTTCTGTGTCCCCGCAAAGTGGACATCCTACTTTTTCTGCTTTCTTTGGTTCGTCTTCTCTTACGTTTTCTTTTTTTTTATCTTCTTTCGGCATAATATATCCTTATTATGTACTAATTATACCATACTTGGGTACTAAATTGCCT